ATATATTGTATTGAGCTGGTCTAAAATCAGCATTGGTGCTTATGCAGGACATTCTTTATAATTTTTACAAATTTAATCAATTATTAAATAAGTCTACATAATCCTCGTGATTACCCCAATACTTATGCGTTGCGTAAGTATTTTCCTTGCTATATATAGAGTTATGAGATGTGAAGTGATTGCCGTGATTAATATGGATAGCCTCGTTCTGACTAGCCCATTGGCTACGTTTTAGCTTATCTGTTTCTATATTGCCACAATTAACCTTTAAGGCATTAGGAAGTATGTTTAGGCAATGCTCAATAGCATCTTCTAGCCTCATAGTCATTTGATGGAAAGGCTCATCGTTTTGATTTCTATGCTGCCACCCATCCTTATTAATTCCCCCATAGTTCATATTAGTTAATACCTCACCTTTGGCAAAGTCAGGGTAGTCAAAGTAACCTTCAGGGTACATAACATCGTGTTCTAGGAATGAGACATATTCGTAGTCGCCCATCTCCCTAGCCATAAATAGGCATTGCATAATCTGCAACAGTTGGTTTAAATGGCTTTGTGACTTATACCAGCTAAAAACGCTTAGGAACGGATTTAAGGGCATATCTTCCCATAGGCAAGTGATTATGTCAGCCTTACCATTTGAGGCGATTTTTATGGTGTCTAATGACTTATAAATGGCATTCCAAATACTATGTTGGTTATTGTTAGAATAGAAGATGCCTAAACGCTTATTGCCTGTCTTTGGGATAGACACTAGGCTACCTTCCTTATAATAGTCTAAATGAATCAAGTCATCGTGCTCCCAACTAAGCTCTAGGCTTTTAACCTGGCCCACACTAGGATCTCCAATAATGTCGTTATTTACCCTTAGCATTAGCTTGTCAAACTTAACCCTTGTACGTACAATCTCCGTACAATCCCTTCCCCCATATTTAGCTGATATTATTCTCATAGGACTGTTTTGGTTTGTTGTATTAATTCCCAATACTTAGAACTAGCAAACTCCTTGTTTATGTTTATAGTTTCACCATAAGGCAACTTGTGTATATAATCAGACTTAAAGAATAACCCACTAATAGCATCTATAGCTCCAGCATTGTGGTAGATGTTTAGCTTATCCCAAGACTCTGTTCTTGAAGTAGCCCAAGCAAACTCTAAATCAGGATGGCATATTGTTTTCTTACCCATCTTCCAACCTCCCCATAATACGGCCCACATATCTGCACACCATATCTGAAGCTCGTGATAAACTGGATTCTCAGCTTTTATACTTGCACTTAATTCGGTTATCTCTTTATACAGCCTTTCAGAATCTCTTTCTACCTCATCCCAAAACTGCCATCCTATTCCTTTCATTAGGTATTGTGCACCTATTGAATTATGTTCATTTTGTTTAATAATTTCTTTATCTATGCCAACTATGTTACACATAGCATCTAGTACTTGTTCTCCTTTGCTTATTATGTAATTATAGCCTATATAGAATCTAGTATCAGAACCATACCAATTATCATCATATAGAAACTTATACCATTCTACAGGCTTAGTAAATGCTATATCACAATCGTGATAAAAAATAGCATTTTGTTCTAATTCAGGGAATCTCTTAAAATGTTGCTTAAGGATGTTTGGCCTAATAGATGAAACATAGTTTTTCGTTTCTCTAAGGTCATCATAAAAGAAAAATCTAGCCGAGTAATTGTTAGCTAGTTTAGACCATTCAGGAGGTATACTACCATCTTTCCAACATACTATGTCTATGTTGTTAGGATTAATACCCATTGAACTAAAGTTGTTAATCATTACTTCTACTTGCCAAGCATAGTAAAGCGTTGCAGGTTGAGCACAGACAAATCTTATTGTCATTGTTTTTGGTTTTTATTTTTAAGGACAAGGAACTCCATTGCTAGTAACTGTACCATATCCGAAATCCATATAAGGAGTAGGTGTTCCTGAATTTAATACGCAAATATCAAATTGGTTGCCATCTGCTATAAATGTAGATTGAGAATTACCTGCACAATCTATATAGTTAACAGTATCTCCTAATCCAAATCCATTATAATTAGATACAGTCCAAGATGTGCAAGTTGGTGCAGCAGTAGTAGTAGTTGTTGTTGTGGTTGTAGTAGTAGTACAATTTGGTGTAACTGATAAAGCTTTCTTGGTTCCGTTGCTATCTTTTATTACTGCCCATAATTGACCTGTAGCTGCAAAAGAAGTAGCAGGATATGTTTTTGATGTTCCAACAGTATAAGCAGTATTTGCAATAGCATCAGTAAAGGTATTAAAGACAGTATTACCATAAGAATAACCCCCACTTCCACCAGCAAAAGTGTCTATTGTAACTACAGCATTTGTACCACTACAAGTAAAGCTTATGCTAAATGATAATGGTGCCAAAGTAGTTGTTGTTGTAGTAGTTGTTGTTACAGGACATCCTGTAAGCCCAGTAGTAACAATAGACAAATGAGCACCACCAGGATCAGTAGTTACTTGACTTGTAATTCTAAAAGTTTGTCCTGTCGAAGTAACTCTTTCATCAACTGCAAAATCACCATAAAGATAATTCATAGATGTTGTAGTTGCCCCTGTTCCACAATTAAATAGATTATACCACGCAGCTTGTCTAGTTGTAGTAGTTGTGGTAGTTGTTGTAGTTGTTGTAGAAGTGGTTGTGCAACTTACTACTACTCCTGTATTTTGAACTGAATAAACCCCATTAGAATCCATAACAGCTACATACCAAGTTCCATTAGCTATACCACTCCAATCATAGAAAGTCGCACCAGCACCTAAAGCAGTTCTAGGCCCACTTACTATTGCAACGGCTGCTGCTGCTTGTGTATTTGCAATTGCTACATAACTATAAGTTCCACTACCTCCAGTAAAAGATGACCTCCAAGAACCAGTTAGACCTGAACAAGTAACAGCCCCATTAGTTACTAGTAAAGGTGCCAATGTTGTTGTAGTTGAGGTTGTAGTAGTTGCTGGACAACCAGTTAATCCTGTTGTTACAATAGATAAATGTGCCCCTCCTGGATCGCTATTGTTAATTAAACTAATCCTATAAGTTTGTCCTGTAGATGTAACCCTTTCGTTTAAAGCAAAAGAACCACTAGGATAGTTCGTAGAAGTTGTAGTAGCTCCTGTAGCACAATTAAACAAACTATACCATACAGGAGCTTGAGTTGTTGTTGTTGTTGTAGAAGTAGTTGTAGATGTTGTAGTACTTGTACTCGTACTTGTACTTGTCGTAGAGGTGCTTGTAGAAGTCGTAGTGCTTGTAGTGCTAGTTGATGTAGTGCTTGTGCTTGTAGTACTAGTTGTAGTACTTGTAGTGCTAGTTGTAGTTGTAGGTGTAGCATCCGTATAATAAACACCAGTACCACTAAAGGATACTGAATAAGGACTTACACTATTCATACTGCCACTAATAGAATAGTTTGAGATAAAGCAATAACCGCTTATGTACTTAAAAACACCCTCATTATCTATAGCAAATCTAATTAAGAATAAAGTTCTATTTTTTTGCTCATTAGCAATGTCATCTACTCCATAGCCACTTAAAGAGGTTAAGCCATCACAAGTAACATTCCAATTAGATAAATCTATTGTAGGAACCTTAAAATAGGCATTAGTTGGACTAGCCAACTCAACCATATCTGTAGTAGAAGAAAATGAGCAACTCGTAGAACAAGCAAATGGGGTTTCAGTTGCAGGAATAGTAGAAGTATCTATTTTGTATAAAATAATATTTTCTCCTAATATTGCTCCCATTTGGCAAATTTACTAAGTTATTGTGTATGCTCCAACTCCAGTTAAACTAACTGCATAAGTTGAAGTATTGTTATTAGGGCCTGTAATAGATAAAGAATTGATGATAGCATTGCCTGTAATAAGGACTGTAGTAGTTCCATCATATATAGAAAACTTAATACCTATTGTAGATTTAGCTAGTTGAGAATCTAACATATCCTTATAGGAGTATCCTGTTAAAGATATTAAGCCATCGCAGTTAACAGTCCATCCTGCTACGTCTATTTTATATTCTCTAAAATAAGCAGATGTTTGGCTAGTTACTTCTACTTGGTTTACACTAACATCAAAGGTGCAGTTTGTAGCAGCACCAAAAACAGTATCTACCCCACCTACTGTTTTATACAATATAACATTTTCTCCGTTTACTACACTTGGCATATTCTATTCGTTTGTAAATTTATAATAAGTAAAGTTTTTAATTGTTGCCACTATCTCTGTATTAGAAATCTCTAATAAAGTAGCAGATATGCTATTGTTTACATATTCAATAGTGCAGTTGCCTATTAAATAAGGCTTATTAGCTACGCTTATTTGTGATGGATCTGTGTCTGTTGCCTTTATTAATTTAGAAGCATTCATATAAGGATAATTTGCATTTGTAGTAACAAAACTACTTACAGAACCATCTA